CTAGTCTTAATTCCCCTGAAAACGCCTCAACAAGTCATTATCGGCTTCAATCGGATGAGAACTAGTCATGACGGCTGAAAAGGGCTCAGAAGGGCTCGTATCGGTTGAGGGAGGGGTAACAGAAGTCCGTTATGGCTCTCAGACCCCTAGAATCCGTTCCAGACCGCTTGATTTACCTACGCGTGGCGATGAGATGATCCAGTTTTGCAAAGATATCGGCTTCCCGATGTTACCTTGGCAAGAGCAACTGGCTAGAGATTGCTTACGCTATAAGGCAGACGGCCGGTGGGCTCACCCACTTATAGGCATCATGCTTCCACGCCAACAAGGCAAGTCTACATTCATGGCGCTTAGAATCTTATTCGGTATTTACGTCTTAGATGAGAAGATGCACCTTGCAACGGCTCACACACTTAACACGGCTGCGGAAATTTACTACAAGGTCGGACTTATGATTGAAAACAGCCAATTACTCATGGATAACTTTCTAAAGAAGTATGAGTCCAAGGGTTCCCAAGAGATGCGCTTCAAGAATGGCGCTCGTTACTTAATCCGTGCCGGTAATTCAGCCGCTCGAGGAATTGCCGCGCCAGATGTAATTCACATCGACGAATTGCGAGAGTTCGATACTGAGGACGTATGGTCTTCTATGCGATTTACCCAGATGAGTAATCCGAATCCTCAGAGTTATGTTTATTCGAACGCAGGTCACGCTAACTCGGTCCTCTTACTTAAGTTCAGAGAACGAGGTCTGGCCGCTTCAGAAGGAGCAGACGATTCGATCGGTTGGTTCGAGTGGAGTGCAGTGCCCGGCGCAGACATCACCGATAAAGAGGCTTGGTATCAATCCAACCCGTCTTTAGGACATACAGTCCATGAGGACAATATCAAAGACTCATTATCAGACCGCGAGGACATCTTTAGAACGGAAGTTCTTTGCCAATTCGTATCCATGATCAACCCAGTTATCTCAGAGGCAGAATGGAAGAAGTGTAAGGCGGAAGTTCCAGAATTAGACGTTGAGAAAGATACTTGGATGGCGATCGACCTTAGCCCAGACAGAAAACACGGGTCACTCGTTGCGGGTCAGAGAATCGATAGCGATAAGTTCTTGGTGACCTTGCTTCACACTTGGTTTAACCCAGTTAATCTTGACGATAAGGAAATGGCTAACGATATTGCGTTCTGGGTGCGCAAGTTCCCAGTTAATCAGGTTGCCTATAGTAAAAGCACGGCTAGCGCAGTCGCGGCAAGACTTCAGCCAGCAGGAATTCCCATGTATGAGATTGGCGGTCAGGAATATCAGCAATCATGCGATGAGTTCGTCTCAGCCGTGACATCGATGAGACTTCAGCATTCAGATCAAGAAGAACTCAGTAAACAAGTCTTAAGCGCGGTAAAACTTACTCGCGGAGATGGTGGATGGGTCATGGGTCGCAAGGCTTCTGGGATTGTGTGTGGTGCGGTAGCGGCTGCAATGGTTACTCACTTTGCAACACGCGGAGAATCAGAAGTAGACATTCAGATAGGATAATGTCTGGACAATAGCGTATAATATGTCCAATGGGAATTCGGGACATCTTCACATCAAAGCCAACGGTAGAAATTACCGTAGATGCGGCTTCTACTCCAGCGCCATTTAATAACACGGCGTCATTTAACCCTTTTGTCTTTACTCAATCGGTAGCAAGTCGCCAGCAAGCGATGGCAGTTCCAACAATCGCCCGTGCTCGTAATATTATCTGCACTACTCTTGCAGGATTACCTTTAGAGCAGTACTCAAAACTTAACGGCGGGCATCAACCAACCCCAGCCGTAATCAATCAGCCAGACCCACGCGTTCCCGGCTCTGCCATTTACGCATGGCTAGCAGAAGACTTACTATTTCACGGAATCGGTTATGGACAAGTTCTTGAACAGTACGGAGATACAGGACGCGTTCGTTCATGGACACGCGTAGCACCTGATCGCGTAACTCCTAAACTTAATCATCTTCAGACAGAGATCGTCGGCTATCAAGTCGATGGTTCAGTCGTTCCTAATCAAGGCGTAGGATCGCTAATCGTATTCTACGGAATGGACGAAGGACTTCTCAATCGCGCCGGTCGTACAATTCGTGCGGCTCATGCACTAGAGCAAGCGGCGGAAACTTTTGCGAAAGAGCCAGTACCTCTACAAGTTCTTAAGTCTAACGGAACGAATCTACCGGCAGAACGTATTTCAAAACTTCTAGAATCATGGCGTAACGCTCGACTTACAAAGTCTACTGCGTTTCTTAACGCCGATGTAGAATTGCAAGCGCTTGGCATCGACCCCTCTAAGTTACAACTAAATGAGGCCAGACAATATGTGGCGCTCGAATTAGCCCGCGCTTGCAACCTTCCCGCGTACTTCGTAAGCGCTGAAATGACGAGCATGACCTACTCCAACGCAGTATCAGAGCGTCGTTCGCTTATCGATTTCTCAATGAAACCAATCCTAACCGCGATCGAGCAACGCCTTAGCATGCCGGACTTTGTGTCTTCAACCTCGACGATCCGTTTCTCACTAGACGAGTTCCTCCGTACAGATGCGCTTCAACGCGCTCAGGTTTACGAGATTCTTAATCGCATTGGCGCTATGAGTGTCGAGCAGATTCAAGAAGAAGAAGATTTAATTCATAACGAGAGGAACGACGCATGAAGATAACTATGCCAGTGGCAATTACGGCGGCGGATGCAGAGTCACGCATCATCGCTGGGCGTATTGTGTCTTGGAACGCTGAAGGCAACACCTCAGCCGGTCGCACGATGTTCGAGAAGGACTCGATCAAGATGTCTAAGAACACAAAACTAGTTCTCCAGCATGACGTTACAAGACCCCTTGGAAAACTCGTAAGTTTTGAGCAAGATGAGCAAGGCATTATCGCAGAATTTAAGATCGCTAAGACCACCGCCGGTAATGACGCCCTCGAAGAGGCGGCAACAGGACTTCGTTCTGATTTCAGCGTTGGAGTCGATGTTGAAGAGTGGAATAACAAAGACGGCGTAATGGCAATTAGCGCAAGTAACTTAATCGAGGTTAGCCTCGTAACAGACGGCGCAATTCCCGGCGCTGAGGTCGCAAAAGTAGCGGCAGTAGACAATGAAGTTTCTGAGCCAACTCAGGAAGAAATACCATCAACCACAGAAGGAGAACAAGTGTCAGACACTACCGTTCCAGAAGTCGCATCTGCCGCAGAAACGGTAGAGGCTGCAAGAGTCGAAGTTAAGGCTGCAACAGCACCTTATATTTCAACAACAGTTCGTAACCCTATCGTTGATAAGGCTTCTTATCTCGAGCACTCAGTCCGCGCTTCACTTGGTAACGAAACATCAAAGATGTACGTTGCAGCAGCAGCAGACACAACAGACAACGCAGGATTAATTCCTACACGTCAATTAACAGAAGTTATTAACGGCATCTCAAACGCAGATCGTCCATTTATTGACTCAATTTCAACAGGCGCACTACCAGACGCAGGAATGTCTTTTGAAATTCCTAAAGTTACAGTAGCACCAACAGTCGCAGTCGCTTCAGAAGGTGGCGCACCATCAGAAACAGATATGAACTCAGCGTTCGTTTCAGTTTCAGTACAAAAGTTTATTGGACGTCAAACCTTCAGCCTTGAGTTGTTGGATCGTTCATCTCCAGCGTTTTTCGCAGAACTCGTACGTCAAATGGAATTTGCATACGCAAAGGCAACAGACATTGCAGTCGGAACTGCTTTAATTAACGGTGGAACAGACGGCGGAAACCGTGCAGCACTTACAACTGGCGCTCTAGTATCTGATTTTGTATCAGATGCAGCCGTGTCAATCTACAAGGGCACACTTGGATTTGCTGAGAACATCGTCGTATCTCCAGAACAATGGGGCGCACTCATGGGCTTGGTCGATTCTTCAAACCGTCCAATCTTCCAGCAAACAATTAACCCACAGAACGCCGGCGGAACTTTGACGGCTACTGCAGTTCGCGGAAACCTACTCGGACTAAACCTTCGCGTATCACGCGCACTCACAGATGGATCAGGACTCGGCGATAATACACTTATCGTCGTAAACCCAGATGCATACACATGGTACGAATCACCACGCCTATCACTTCAGACGAACCTTATCTCAACAGGTCAGGTAGAGGTCGGGTACTACGGCTATGGCGCAATCGCTACAAAGATTGGCGCTGGCGCATACCGCTTCATGGTTGCGTAGTCACAAACTAATCATGGGGGGGCGGTTGCTCCCGATCGCTCCCCCAGTCGTTTACTAGAGAGGATGTAGAGATGCCGTCAATCGTTACGGTTGCTGAACTGAGGTCAATCCTTGGCGTTTCTACATCCCTTTATAGCGACGCTTATCTAGCAGATGTAATTGATACGGCCGAATCCGTAATTTTGCCTATGCTCGTCAAGTATTCAAGCCCGATCGATGTAGTAGCGTTGCAAGACAATATCGCTACATATTACGTCTTGGGCGATAACAATTTTTCAGAGGGTCAGAGCGTAGTCATTACTGGCGTAGGCTCCCCATTTAACGGCACCTTTACAATTTTAGAATCTAGCAACATCGATTATGATTCTTTCATTCTCCGCTCTAATTCACGCATATTTTTAGACGGTTCTTACCGTGAGTTTAACGGATTCTTTACAGTATCTATAACTAACGCAGACATAACTGAGCGCAAGGTTATCCCTTCAGGATTGGCTACCCTTTCAGGCGCTGCCACTTATGTAGGTAATAGCGCAGTCGAGTCAGCCGTATTAGCAGTATCGGTAGAGGTATTCCAATCTCGCATCGCCCCCGGCGGTCAGATTGAAGGCGTAGATTTTACTCAGGTATCGCCATATCGTTTAGGTCGCAGTCTTTTCAATAGAGTGTCAGGGCTGCTAGGGCCGTTTATTGACACCGATTCTATGGTGCAATAATGCCAGCATCGACCATTCTTGACACGGTACGCCAGCCATTAGCCACCGCCTTCGCTAACGTTGCCGGTAATGTGTACGCATACGTTCCCGAGGCTCCTATGGTTCCGTTCGTTGTGACCGTCCCAGATTCTCCCTACCTCGAGTTAGAAACAATTAATAAAAGCACACTTCACACAAAAATTAATCTCGTGATCTCGGTTGCTGTTGCGTATAACTCCAACCCAGCATCGCTCGACAATCTCGAGCAACTAGTAATGAGCGTTCTGAAAGTAATCCCAGTCGGGTACACAATCGGGGCGGTTGAAAAACCTACGGTAACTCAAGTCGGGCCATCTAATTGCTTGGTCGCAGATATCAGAGTTTCTACCTACTACACACAAACAACATAAAGGATAAATAATGGCAACCACAGTAATAACAGGTCGCGATATTTCTCTATCTTTCACAGGTGGAACAGATATCGAAGCACAAGCAACAAGCGCAGTACTCACAAAGACTAACGTTCGCGAGACATATCAGACACTCGATGGCGAGGCTTACAAGACCACAAACATCGAAGGTACTTTCGCGCTATCTATGCTCGCAGACTGGGGCAAGGCTAACTCAGTATGTGAGGCTCTCTGGACAGCGGCTGAATCAGCGCCAGACACAGATATCACCGTTAGCCTTACAGCGGCTACGGGTGCGGTATTCTCATTCCCAATCATGCCAGAATTCCCTACAGCAGGAGGCTCTGGAACGGATGCTCAGACAGTAGACTTTACTTTCAAAGTATCAAAGGGCGCAGTTACTGAAACATTCAGTTAATCAACAGAACGGGAGCACAAAATGCAACAGAACATAACAATTAAATATATAGACGGAACAGAAACCACTTACCAAGTTCGCCCACCAGATTACGCTAAATGGGAATTAACCACCAAAAAGGTTATTTCTCAGTTCGGTGGAATGTGGGACATCCTTTACGTAGCCCATAGCGCTATGAAGAGAGATGCCGGGGGCAAAACAGTTAAGCCGTTGGATGTATGGATGGAATCGATCGCAGACGTTGAAGTCGGTGACGAAAACCCAAAAGTCATCCAAGGGGAAGCGTAAGCCGACTCTTAATTGAACTGGCAATCGCTACCCAGATCCCTATGGATCATTGGCGAACAGGTGAAGATATCTTAACCGCTATTGAAATATTAGAGGAGCGTAATCGTGGCAAGTGATCCAGTAGCACTAGATCAAGCGCAATTACGCCAAGTATTCAAGGCGCTCAAAGGTATGACGGATGAAGCAAAAGATGAAGCGAAACGCCAGTCGGGAGCGCTGGCGGAATTCGCTCGATCAGAGATCATCCAGACGGCTAACTCTCGGCCAAGCCGAGCAGTAGCAGGACGTATCGCTAGTGGAGCCCGTGTCAAGAAGTCATCTAAGATCGGCGAGATTACTTATGGGTTCGCATCTCAGAAGTTTTCAGGAGGAGCAAGCACCAAGGACATCTGGGGCGGTTCTGAGTTCGGTTCCAACAAGTTTAAGCAATTTCCAGTCTGGTCAGGCCGCGAAGGTCGAGGCTCTAAAGGCTGGTTTATTTATCCAACGTTACGCAGGATTCAACCTGAGATAGTCGCTAAGTGGACTACCGCATTTGATAAGATTCTAAAGGAGTGGACATAATGGCCGCAACATCCAGAGCCTTAACACTTAAACTCCTTGCAGACGTTGATAGTTTTACAAAGAATCTTAATAAGGCTGATAACGACGTAAAAGGTTTTGGCGATAAAGTCGGAGCATTCGGTAAAAAGGCTGCCTTAGCATTTGCAGCCGCAGGAGCAGCCGCAGCCGCTTATGCCGGTAAATTACTGGTCGATGGAGTAAAGGCCGCGATCGAGGATGAAGCCGCCCAAGCCAAGTTAGCAAAGACTTTAAGTAACGTCACGGGCGCTACAGAGAAACAAATTGCAGCCGTCGAATCACAGATACTTAAGACTTCCCTTTTAACTGGCGTAACAGACGATGAGTTACGTCCAAGTTTTGAAAGATTCTTACGCGCCACAGGCGACGCAGATAAGGCACTTCAATTACAGGCTACCGCGCTTGACGTAGCCGCAGGTAGTGGCAAGTCGCTCGAAGCCGTCACTAACGCAATGGCTAAAGCCCAAGAGGGCAACACCGCGTCATTGGTAAAACTGGGCGTAGGTCTTACAGCCGCAGAACTCAAGACAATGTCGATGGAAGAGATCACGGCAAAACTCGCTGAAACCTTTGGCGGTCAGGCATCTGAACAGGCCGATACATTCCAAGGCAAGATGCAAAGACTTAACGTCGCATTTGCAGAAGGTAAAGAAACCGTCGGAGCATTTGTCCTAGATGCAATTACGCCAATGGTTACTAATTTTGTCAATGAAGTTATACCGGCGGTTCAGAAGTTAGCAGAGGAACTAGGGCCGAAATTAACTCCAGTATTTACAGCGCTGACGGATTATATTCGCGATTACGTAGTTCCTACGCTTAGATCCATGTGGGCATTTATTACCGAGTTCGTCATTCCAGCGATTTCAGCATTTTTAACTCCAGTAATCGATGGCCTGAGATCAGCCTTTGAGAAGGTAACCGAAAAACTTGCCGAAAATGAAGAAAAGTTAAAACCTCTCGTAGCGTTATTTAAGACGGTCGCCGCCTTCGTGCGAGATTTCTTAGCCCCAGTAATCGGCACACAATTAAAATTCGCCTTTCAAGCCTTGGGTACGGCAGTCAGTATTATTATTGATAACTTTGCGACTCTTGTCGATACCGTCAATAATGCGTATAACGCAATTAAAAGACTAGTTAAATTTATTGACGAAAACCCAATCGCCTTAGGCTCTACAGGTATCGCAGGTTTTGGCTTGCAAAAGTTATTCGGTGGAGGCAGGGCTCTGGGTGGCCCAGTTAATGCTGGCACTACCTACATGGTCGGCGAACGCGGCCCCGAATTATTTATGCCCAACACAAATGGCAAGATCATTCCTAACAATCGTCTAGGCAATAATTTAGCCGGTGGCACAGTTATTAACTTGACGGTTAATGGCGCAATCGATAGCGAATCAACCGCTCGCCAGATCGTCTCTATTCTTAATAACTCTGCCGCCAGAGGCACACTAGGCGCAGGGCAACTAGTCACCCCATGACCGCATATACACCTAGTTTTAAAGTAATCGTTGATGGAGAAGAATTAAACGATGTAACCATCGCCGACTTTACTATTACTTCAGGCCGTACAGATATCTATCAACAGCCAGTCGCCGGATATTGCCAGTTACAACTTCTTAATCTTGATAATTCATCTTATAATTTTAACGTCGGTTCAGGCTTAACCGTTGAAGTAACTGATTCAGTAGGCGCTTACATACCAATTTTTGGTGGGCTCATTTCAGATTTTACGATAACGGTTAATAACACAGGCGAATTAGGTTACACAACCGTAGCAAGTGTCACAGCCCTAGGAGCCTTATCTAAATTACCTAAAATTATCGATGAAGGTATTCTCTCTCAGGATTTCGACGGGGATCAGATTTACACCCTTCTTTCAGGTTATCTTCTCGGGTCATGGAATGACGTATCTCCAGCCTTAACTTGGGCGGCTTATAACCCCACTGAAACTTGGGCAAACGCAGTAAATATAGGATTAGGCGAGATTGATCAGCCGGGGGACTATGAACTCATATCACGCTCATCTAGCGAAACAGACCTTTATTCACTTTGCACCGCTATCGCTAACTCAGCCTTCGGGGTCCTTTATGAAGATGCTAACGGCAACATCGGTTATGCCGATTCGACTCATCGTCAAGACTATCTAGCCAGTAATGGTTATACGACTCTAGACGCTAACCACGCCAACGGGGTAGGTCTTTCTGCCACTACTCGCGCTGGCGACTTGCGTAACTCCTTTACTATTACTTATGACAACAATGGCAACCAAACTTATACCGCAACCGATTTAGAAAGTCAGGCGCTCTACGGCGTTTATGGCGAGGCTTATCTTTCTCGCATTAAAAAAACAGTGGATGCCGAATCTTTGGCTAATCGATACATCGACTTACGCGCCTTCCCTTACGCAAAATTCCAGAATATAACCTTCGTATTAGGAAACCCTGAGATCGATGATGCCGATCGAGATGCCTTAATTAACATATTTCTCGGTCGTCCAGTCTGGATTCAGAATTTACCGCCTAATATCACCGGCGGCTCATTTCAAGGCTACATCGAGGGCTGGACGTTTCGGGCAACCCTTAACAATCTCACGGTAACATTCAACGCATCTCCTATAAACTTTAGCCAAGTTGCGGTAAAATGGGAACAAGTAAACGCGGCGGAAGCATGGAACACACTTAACCCAGCCCTCACGTGGCTAACAGCGATCGGAGTAGTAGCGTAATGGCAACAACGACAACCAACTTTGGATGGGATATTCCCCAGTCCACAGACCTAGTAAAGGATGGCGCCACCGCTATCGCAGCACTTGGTCAAGACATAGATACCGCTCTGATTGATTTAAAAGGCGGTACAACTGGACAAGTATTATCCAAGGCCTCAGGTACTGACCTTGATTACACTTGGGTTACGTCAAGCGCCAGTAAAGTGCTGCAAATTGTTACATCTTCTTTGACGACTACGGCCTCTACAACAAGTACTTCATTCGTAGATACGGGCTTGAGCGTTACTATTACTCCAACAAGCGCAAGCAATAAGGTATTACTTTTCGTCAGCATGGCTCATGCTTCTACTGGTACCAACGATGCTTCTTTTATAACATTGACTGATAATTCAAATAACATTTTGATTGATGCCTCAAGCCCAGGCTCACGCACGCCGGCTATGGTGCGTAAAGAAGGGGCTACGGTTGAGCAATATACAATGAACGCTTCTTCTCTAGTTTTTAGCCACACGCCAGGCGTTACATCGGCCTTTACTTACAAATTGAGGCATCGAGTAACCGCAGGCGGATCTGCCACGTCATGGATCAATAGAATTCCAATCGATGACAATACTTCTTCATACCCTAGAGGCGTCTGCACAATTATAGCGATGGAGGTTCTATAATGAATAAAGATTATCCTGCAATTCTTTTGCGTCGTTATGCTGGTGCCCAATGGTCAATGACTGGCGATGATTATGCCGATCTTGAGTGGCTAGATGATTCAGACAAGCCAAGCGAAGAAGAATTAGATGCCCAATGGACTTCAGTTCAAGCAGAGATTAAGCAAGAAAAAACTGCAAAGATTGAAGCAAAGGCTGCATTGCTTGAGCGTCTTGGCATTACTGCAGAAGAAGCAGCCTTACTACTAGGATGAAACCAGTATTATGCAAGGCAGCGCAACAACTTCGAGAGCAGTTCGACGATTGCTACAGTGATCGCGATAGGCGTTCCGATGGCTGGATCGGCGATCTCCGTCATTCAGCGCGTCCTAGTGATCATAACCCTGATCCAAAGACTGGGGTGGTTAGAGCGATCGATGTCGATCGAGATGTACATAAGTCAGGCAAGCCCGACCTCATGCCCGATATTGCAGATCAACTTCGACTCGCAGCCAAGGCAGGAGATAAGCGAATTTCCTACATTATCTTCGCCGGTCGAATTGCATCGTCTCGCATGGGCTGGCGCTGGCGTAAGTATTCTGGAAGCAATCCGCATAACGCTCATTGCCATATCTCTTTCACTACAAAGGGCGACACGGATAGTTCGTTCTTTAATATACCGCTATTAGGAGGCACAGTATGAACATGAAACATCCAGCAGTAATCGCGGTAGGAGCATTCCTAGCAGTATGGGGAACTACTTCTAACTTTGATCTTAACTATCGATCAATCCTCGGCGCAGTAGTGGCAGGAGTATTCGGATACGCGAGCCCTAAAAAGTGAGCCAAGAAAACTTCTTTACCCTTTACTTTGCTAGCCTTGCCGTGATCGGTGGGCTGGCAGGTTATGTCATCACGCATCTACTGTCTGAAATTAAGCGACTAAACTCGCGTGTCGATGAGATTTATAACATCCTCTTGGAGCGATAATTTCAATATGGCAAAGAAGAAGGTTATTGATCTCGATACTTATTCACAATTAGACGCGTGGGCTATTAGCCTGCATGAGATGTACCGCGCATTGCGCCGGGCTGGCTTTGCCATTGATATCTGTCTAGCGATTATCTCTGATCGAGATGCTTACCCTGATTGGATCTTGCCATCGATCCCCGACCGCGTGGATCGCCTACCCTATGAGGATGACGAAGAGGACTAATGAAGCGCATAGTCATAGTGAGCGACCTACAGGTTCCGTTCCACGATAGACACGCAGTTAAGAATCTAGCCAGTTTTATCACTAAGTTTAAGCCGCACGAAGTAGTCACGATAGGAGATGAGATTGACTTCAACACCATCTCGAAATGGTCAGAAGGCACACCCGAAGCCTATGAGCAGACGCTTGGAGACGATCGCGATGAGGCTGTTCAAGTACTTTACGATCTACAGGTAACCCAGACGATTCGGTCTAATCACACAGACCGCCTCTACACCCAGATCATGAGGAAGATTCCTTCATTTCTTTCATTGCCGGAACTTAGATTCGAGAAGTTTATGCGGCTTGAAGAGTTAGGGATCACCTTTCATAAGAAGCCTTATAACATCGCGCCGGGCTGGATTGCCGTTCATGGAGATCATACCCCTATCAAGTCACAGGGGGGTCTCTCAGCCCTTGAGGCGGCTCGTAGGCACGGGAAGAGCGTTATATCAGGACATACGCACAGAGCGGGGCGATCGTCCTTTTCAGAGGCGTCTGGAGGCCGTATAGGGCGTGTTCTGCATGGCGTAGAGGTAGGCAACCTTATGGACTTTAGCAAGGCGTCATATACCAAAGGATCGGCTAACTGGCAACAAGCCTTCGCGATTATGTACGTCGAT